CAGTCCCGTCAAATACTTGTAGCGTTTCTGTTGTTGTATTAAATATTAGCGTGCCTTGATTAAAATTCAAAGAATCACGTTCAGTAGTCGATAATTGTATCGTATTATCTGGATCTACTGATCCTAAGTTTATCTCTAAAATTCTTATAAGTCTATTAAAAACGTCTACTGATACGTATTGTCCTGAAGCTACAGGTAGTTGAGTTTGTAGTAATTTGCTCATCTTCTGCCGTCAGTTTTAATATCTATTCTAGTAGCCCCTAACCTCCAACCAATACCTAAATTACCGTTGTTTGTTGCGTCGTCGTTTGATTCAATACGTAAAACCAATTGTCTCGCCCTTCCTCTAACGTATGCTTGTTGCGTTGTTTGACTAATAGCGCTTGTAGAGCTTGTTGTTAAAGAGTCGCCAGGAAAGTTTCTGGTTTTAACAACTATATTTACTGAGCAATCGTTTTGGTTTTCTATAAATTTAAAGTCTGGAATAATTCTTCTTATAAATGAAAACTGCTCACCCTCTCCTATATCAAAGTCTGAGCTTTCTATAAATACGTTAGTCATCGGCGATCCGTCTGCGTCAAATCCTGTTTCTTGTTCGTATAAATAACCGCCGCTTACTGCTCTTGGGAAGTTCTCAATACCAGCATCTAGCCAAGCCGTTCTACTTAACTGTCCATACGTCCAGATATTTTCCATATAGTTATAAATAACGTATCTATCTATTTCGTTACTGTCAGCAGAACAATAGAACCAACCTACTTCGTTTTTATCAGCAATAGTAAAAGCGTTTATTTTAAATGATTGTACTAAGTTAATATCGCCAAATACGTAATTATGAACGCTACAAGGCAAAGTTTGAACGCTACCGTTATAGCTATAAAAATTGTTATAGCCCATCCAGAAAATAGATGAAGGAGCTGTTACCGCAGCCTTAGGGCCAACTAATCCTGTTCCTTCGTTAACTAGGTTTACTGCAAAAGTAAAAGGAGGACCAACAAACTGCATACTATATACAGCAGTATCTGTCCAAACGATAATTTCTTGTCTTGATTTTACGGCTCCAATAATAGCAGATCCAGAGGATAGCCTTAAAGAACCAGCTGTATTCGTTATCAAAGGCTCAAACTCTAAGTTATTTTCTTGATCAGAAAAAGCAATCAGCATCGGATCTACTGTACCGGTTCTAGCCGTACCTGCATCATTTATAGGGTCTGCACCTAGTACAATTAAATGCCTGTCTTTTTCAGAAGTAATAACTTGTAATCCTACTGTTGGAACTAAATTAGCTCCTGATATGCTAGACATATCTACAGCCCTTACCGCTGTACCACTATTTTCTGTCCATTGATAAATACCACCGCCTCTAACATTTATTATTAAGTTTTCGCCGAAATGATCGTGCGTCCAAAGTCTTAACTGGTTTGTTACTGTTAAGGATGATGCGGAGCCAAAAGATCCTTCGCCCCAGCCGTTTACGCCCCAACCGGTTCCTGGAACATATACATCCAAGCCTACATTTATTTGATAGGCTCCTATTGTACTTGAGCCGCCGTTTCCGGTATCACTTGCGTTAGCTGTTACAGTATTTCCGTTAGTATCTTTAGCTATTATTTTATATGAATCACTATCTACTATAGTATCTATTTGATACTCTTGATTTAAAACTTCAGCAGTAATATTTCCACCTAGACTTACAGCGTCTGTAAAGGTAACAAAATCATTTTTTACAGATCCATTTGCTGTATCGGTTACTGTAATAGTCGAAGAGCCATCTGTTGCAGAAAAAGTTACGTCTCCTGCAGCTGTTGTAGCTCTTATTGGAGTAATATCGTTAAAATTAGAACCCTCTTCTATATAGTATTTCCAAGTAGTACCAAGGCCTAAGTATTTAGTTCCTTCTATTGACACCCAAGGATGCAAAGCTCTGCAGGTGCCAAGAAAACTATTAGGAGTATTTTTGGTCCATCCTCCAAATTTTTCTGGCAATCCTTTTCTAAAACGAACGAGATTGACGTCAAACCAACCGCCCTCGTTACTATAATCGGTACCTTCTCTGTTGATACCTGGGTTAAATACTGCTTTCTGTAAGGTCATTTAAAGGCTCTAATTCTGGTATTTTGTTTATCGTTAATAAAGTTTTAATTAAAGACTCTTTTGAGTCAATCTTTTTTAAATTATTTGCTGTCTTTGCATATTCTGTTTGATTTCCATCTTCTGTAAACGGAATAAAAAAAACCTTATCAATAGGCAAAGCAACCAAGCAAAACATATCTATTTGCCCGTTTCCATATCTTACCATTTTATTTTGTCGAATGTTATCTTGAGTTCGCTTGCTGGTTCGTATTTCCCAGCGGTAATAATCTTGTCCTCTACGCTTATAAATGCTGTTGGTAGTCTTTACTTGTACTTTATATAGTTGTCCTTGATGATCTAGAATTAAATCTGAACGATGGCCTGCTGGAGCTAAAATAACAGAGTCGCAATATCTCATCAAATATGACGCTGCTAAATATTCACCTGCTAACGCAATACGCGTTGTAGCATGTGGCATTTTATCTCCTTATATTTTTCCCCACTCTTTACCTTCAAACAGTAGGGATTCTGCGTTTCTTCTCCTAACCAGTCCTTCTAAAACTTTGCCATCTACTTTATTCCATCTTTGTATTTGAGCTGGAACATCTTCGTATTTTTTATTGTTTAAAACTTTTAAAAGAGTAGATTTTTTTAAATTATCTGGCCCAAGGTTAAAAACCCAAGAAACCAAAGCATCAAATTGATTTTGGTTTAAATCTACTTCTACTAAATCTTTTACGTAATTTTCGTATTCTTTTATTTCTTCTGATAGAAGTTTTTCGGCATCTTCTTTGGTAATAGTATCGCCTTCTTGAACATTTTTAGTTGAACCGTATCCATAGGTCCATACTGAAGCGGCGCATTGATACGCCTCTAGACTGCAGCCCTCAAATTTTTTGATTAGGCACAGTCCTTCTTGGGATATTTCCATATCACTCTTTTTTGTCGTCGGTATTAGACGCTCCAAAATAGAACGAAATAATTGCACTAGCCAATCCACCTAAGTATCCTAATACTAAATTTATTAAACCTTCCGAAGTCTGGTCCGGAGGTTGTATTGTTACCATAAATATATATCCTAAAAATCCAGCAATAGTTCCTATACCTATTATTCTAGCAGTCCAATCTTTAGAAAAATACCTTCTTGCGCTTTGCTTTTCTTTAGCCTCTAAAGCAAAGATATCAACTTCAAGCTCTTTCATTTTTAATTCAAAGTCTTTTTCAGCTTTTTTCAACTCCATCATTTGCTCAGATGTAGCATTATAAATTGCTGTTTCTATTGATTTTGGATTATTAGGAACTCCCAAAGCCTCAGATATAACACTTGCCGCCATTCCTCCCATAGGCCCTCCTAGAGCTGTACCAAGAGTAGGGGCTACCGCGCCAACTATTTCTTTTAGAATTTTTTTAAACTTCATAACATGACTGATATTAAGGCTATAGCTAAAGCGCCTATAAAGCCAAAAATACCAAAGGTTGTCATTTTTATTGTATTGTTAATTGAGGATATTTCGCTTTTTATATCTGCAAATTCATTAAATGCTGTCTTCCAACGCTCAGAGCATTGGGTTTCATGTTTGGCAAGATCTGCCGCTACGGTTACGGCTGTGGCTTTAGTACCTGGCATTTTAAAATTTTACATATTAAGTTGATTAGTTTACCCCTCAATTGTATCTTCAAGAGCAACTATGTCAATAATATATTAAAAAAGCTTAAAATTTTAATTTAAAACGCTAAAACCTCTTCAGAGACTTCTGGTGAAGAGAAAAATTAAAAGAGGTTCTAGGATATTAACTTATGCAAGATAATTAATTCTGAGACATCTCAGAGGCATGTTTTTTTAGGATTTTTAAAAAATTTAGCTATTTGTTAACTTTACCTATATTAATAGCTAGTAAATTTATAAATTTATAAAAATTGGCTAACCATTCGTTATCTTTCGGTGTAGATGTTGTTGCTGCCACAATTGAAGCAATCGTTACAATTGTAGTTATCCAATTTACTATTTCTACTATATTATCCATTATCACTTTCCTCCTTAGTTGGTGTAGTTTCTACGGACTCTTCTGGCTCAGCAAATTCTTTTAATTGCTCAACCACTTCTTTTCTTAAAATGGCAACAAATTCTAGATCGTTACCCTCCCAAGTTCCTCTTTTGGTAGCTACATCAATAAGCTGTAGCATTCCTAATAAAAATTGTTTCTTCTCCATTTTATTTCTCCTTATATTAAGATATTAATTGTTTTGTTTCTGTTGTTGGATTTTTAAGTTCTGATATTTTATCAGCTATAAGAGCCTCGTTTTTATCAACCTCTTCAGTTCCCATAGCCTCTTGAGCCCAGGTGGTAGCCATAGCGTTTGTTACCTGATCAAAAGGCACAAAATTACTTAAATCTGAAGTGTCAACTTCTTGAGTCCCATATACGCTGCTTACATGCGAATTACCGTCTGCATCAGATTCGGTTCCTGTGATTTTCCAATGAATGTTGTAGATAACATTATCTTCACCGTTTTCAGACGGATAAACGTCTACAGTATTACAGTTCCAAATATAATTAATTGCCATTTTGTATTCCTTGTTTTTTTAATTAAATTATTCTGTTTCTTCTTCTAAAAGCTCTACTATTTTTAAAGGCTCAACTATTACCTTACCATTTTCATCAGTCCATTCAGTATCAAGCATATGTTGGTCTTGTCTTTCACCAATTACCAACCAAGATACAGTTGCAGTTGATGATGTATTTTGACAAGAGATAGTTAATATATTTCCTGATACGCTACCTTTTACAGCATCCCAGTCTGATTCATTTGTTGTAAAGCATTGAACATCTGTATTTAAAACTACAAAAGTTCCTTCAGTCATACCTGCTACAGTATCAATATTAACTGTTGCAGAACCATCTACTAAATCTACTTTTCCTCTATAAATATTATCTGCTTTAGGTGCTTCTACAAATGAATGTACTAAATGGTGAGTATCTTTTTTAGATTCTAATGGATGGTCAATTTTAAATGAGCCTGAACCTTTTGATAAAGAACCTGCTATAGATACCGCACCTGCATTATCAATAGCCATTCTTTCTAATAAATTTAAAGCAGTTCCATCTGCTGATGTAAAGAAACCTAAAGTTCCTGCACCAGTTGTAGCATTAGTTACACGAGACCTGATAGCAGAAGGTACAGCAGCATTAAATTGAAATCTTAAACCTGTTGTATGACCTATTGAAGTTGCACCACTATTTTGTACTGAAATAGAATCTGTAGTTGTACTTGCAGAGTCTACATCTACTTGAAGTAAATTAGAAGGACTAGTCGTTCCAATACCTACTGAATCTCCAAAGTAAGCACTTACTGGATTATCTGTTCTATCAGGATCTGCTGCTGGTACATATATACCCCACCAGTTTGTAATAACTCCTGCTGCTCCACCTGCTGTTGAGTTATTAATATAAGCACCGTATAAATTAGTAATTTCATCTGTACCTGTTATATCAGCAGAGGCTAAATCAACATTTATACCTTTTAGATTTGTAATTGCTGAACCACTTGCTTTACCTATATCAACATCAAAAGCTGTATAGTCTGAAGAAATATTCCCGTCAAAAGCAATACTTAAAAGGTCAGCAGTCGTAGTACCAATACCAAGGCCTGTAGATGTGTTACGCATTATTTCAGAACCACCTACTTTATAAATTAAAGCACCACCTGTATCACCAACAATAGCTTCATTTGTGCCACCCCACTCCACAGCATTAGCATTAGCAACTCTTATTGAACCATTTACATCTAAAGGTCTTGATGGTGAGTTAGTCCCAATTCCAAGATTGCCATTTGTATTAAACCTTGCATATTCTGTACCGTTTTTTGAAAAAGTTAATGATTGTGTTGGTTCTAGTCCCACATCCCAATAATTGTCTAAAATATCACCACCTGCTGATTCTGCAAATCTAATTCTAGCATTTGCTGTACTTTGTCCAGTATCTGTATCTCTTATTGTTAATATTGGGTCAGCACCAACAATCTCCATGATGGTATCAGGTGAGTCAGTATTTATACCTATTTTATTTGAAACAATAGATAGTCTATTATCTAAAGAACCTCCTGATTGTGTTCTAAAAAATAAATTACCATCCTCACTTCCGTCAGAAGCATCGTTTATTTCTCCCAAAATAAAAGCATAGCTGGTGTCGTTACCGCCGTCGTCTTTACCTTTAAAAAGTATGTTACCTATATCATCACCATCTGCTGGTGAGCTACTATTTCTATAAAGAACTAAATCTGGAGCTGCACTTGCACCTGCTTCTGTTGATTCTAAAACCAAGCAGTCTCCTGTACCTGTATAAGTTATTGTAGCTGTACCATCTACATCTAAACCATCAGCAACAACTGTACCTGTTACGTCTATGCCTGTTGAGGTTGTGGCTAGTTTGGGTGAGTTGTCATGGTAAAGGGTTACTGCTCCATCTGTTGCAATAGTTAAGCCTGTTTCGGCGGCATCATTTCCTGTAAGAAAATTAATTGCGTTACCGCCGCTAATATTTAATACTCCGTTTCCTTTTTCTTTGACATAGCTATTAGACCCATCATGATAAATCTCTAGGTCTGAACCTGCTCCAAAGATAGCTTTGTCGTTGTCGCCAAAGTTAATATCACCTGTAGTTGTTAAACCATCTGTTGTTATTACGCCTGTTACGTCTATGCCTGTTGAGGTTGTGGCTAGTTTTGCAAATCCAGCGTGATGAATAGTTGTTGCACCACCATCAACACCTGCAAGATAAGATAATGTTCCTGCTGCGTTTTGAAGTTGTAATTGAGTACCTTGTATTTTTAAATTTCCAGTTCCTGAATCATTAATATAAGAAGCTGAACCATCATGATAAATCTGTAAATCTGAACCTGCTCCAAAGACTGCTTTATCGTTATCGCCAAAGTTAATATCGCCTGTAGTTGTTAAACCTGTAATAGTTCCAAGACTTGTAATATTAGGTTGAGCTGCTGTAGCTAGTGTTCCTGTTAAAGTGCCACCTGTAACCGTACCAGTTGTAGTGATTGCTCCTGATCCTGCATCTAACGCAGCAACGGTTGTAGTACCGCCTAAGTTTAAATCAGTAAAAGCATCAACAACTGCTGCTCCTGCGCCTGCTCCGTCTGTATAAATTACTTTTACATCTCCGTTAGGTATAGTTACGTTAGCTCCGCTACCTTGAGATATATTAATTGATTGTGAGCCTGAAGTTGCGTTTTCTATAATCCAAATCTTGGATACGGTATTAGGTGCAATAGTAAGTGTTCTAGTAGCTGTTAAGCTAACGCCAGACGTTATTTTAAGATACAAACTTCTAGCTGGATCACTTGCTCCGTCTGCTATTGTTGTTGTTGCGTCTGCATCTGAGCCGAATGAAGCTTGAGTACCGTAACTAAATGCTTCTGCTATTAATTCTAAATTGGTATTAGTTGTATCGCCCCAAGTTCCGGATTGATCTCCGGTGGCCATTTCCTCTAATCTTAAATCATTTACATATGTGCTTGCCATTTTTTTCCTCTTGTCTTAAGCAACCTCTTCCCAGCTAGGAGCTTGGGTTTCATCAATCTCTGAGAATGATGATGTTTGCGTATCTGTTATGTTAGTATAGTTTGGAGTTTGGCTTTCATCAATAAGCGACCATATTAAAAACTTACCAACACTTCCTGTTGCGCTGACTCCCAATAGTATAACATTCGCATCAGCGTTTGGGGTAACATTTCCTAAAGCAGATGTAGCGGATTGTCCTGTTACATCAATATTAATTGATAATAATACAGTTATTGATCCTAATCCACCTGTAGCAGCTAAGCCTGTTACAGAAATATTATTATTAGTAACAAGTGTAATACTTCCAAGACCAGAAGTTAATCCAAATCCTGTTATATTTACGTCTGCATTTGCTTTTGGCGTTACTGTACCTAAAGCAGAAGTTGCCGCTAGACCTGTTAAGGTTACATTTGCCTCAGCATCTATTAAAGGAGTTCCTAAAGCAGATGTTCCAACCTGGCTGTTAGGCGTTATATTTGCCTTACCTGTAGTTGAAACAGTTCCAAGCGCTGAGGTTAGTTCAAAGCCAGTTACACTTACATTTGATTCTGCATCTACAACTGCTGTTCCAAGCGCAGATGTAGCCTCTTGACCTGTAGGTGTTACGTTTGCTTCTGCTTGAATTTGTACTGTAACAGTACCAAGTTGACTGTCTAAAGATGGAACTACTGCTACAGCTTGAGCATTTACGCCCACGCCGCTTACGGCTGCTGTTGCTGATTGACCAGTTAAAGTTAAATTAGCATCAGCTACTACGGAAATAGTGCCTAAAGCACTTGTAGCTGATTGACCTGATACGGGTACTAACGTGGCTGCTGGTTCACCCCAGGGACCATCTCCCCACGTAGAGCGACCCCAACCTACTGCCATCGTAGGACCGCCTTAAGCGATTCTTATAATCGCTGTACCTGAAGCTGCGGCTGGAAATACGATTGTAAAGTCTCCAGCAGTAGATGTTTTATCGCCGCCAAAGTCGATTGTTGCTACAGATTTGTTTGAATCACTTGAGTTATAGATCATACAACCTCTAGCTGTAATAGTAGCTGTACCAAATGTTAGATCATTAAAATCACAAAAAGCAGTTGTTCCAGATGTTGTTGGAGTTACGTTTGTTAAGGTTCCTCCACCTGAAGTGTAATTAGTTCCAGAAGCTTGACCTGTAGTTGTAAACGAAGTTGTAGTAGCTCCTAAAGTAGCAGATGAAGTATATAAAGCTAACTTATAAGTATCTCCTGCAGTACCTGCTGTAAAATTATGATTTCCAAGCAATAGCTCTTTTTTAAAACTCGTTGTAAGTGTTGATGTAATTGCCATAATTATAGTTTCCTAATTAAATCAGCAGCTTCTTTTAGATCTGCTTTTTCTAATTGATTGTTAATTGTTATCCTATCAGATTTTATCGCATTTTGCATATAATTGTTAATAACTTTTTCTATATTATCTCTATAGGCTTTTACCTGTTCTTTTACATTTTCTGGAGCTTCATCACTTACTTGTATTATTTTATCTATACATAATTTAGCCCAAAATTCAGTTGGATGACCGCCTTCATCTGTAGTATGAACTTCTAGCATACCAAGCTCAGGACCTGCTTTGTAACTCATTACCATTTGTTTGGCTCTCCTACTTTATTCTTTTTTAAATGTGTGTCGTTTCTATCTATAAGAACTGGCTCTTGTTCTTGTTTAAATTGTTGTACTTGACTTTGCTTTTTTGCTATTAAAACACCTTTTTCATCTGCAATTACAACTAAAGGGTCATCTAAACGATGGTATCCGTATAGCTTTTCACTTGCAGGAACGTTCGTATCTAACAACCCACTTGTTGCTGCTACTTCTACCTGTATGCCATTAAACATAGCCTTGCTTAACCAAAACTCTACACACGCTCTACCAGATTCAGCAAAATGCAAATTGCCTTTATAACTAAAATCTATACCAAACATTTTTATTTTTCCAACTTTATTCCATATAGCAAAAGCTACAGCAAAAGCAACCGTATTATTAAGATAGTGTGATCCACATCCTGCCAAAACTTCATCTATAGGATATTCAACAAGTCCAGGACATCTATCATCTAGTTCGCAGGTATATACAGGACCTTGATGTTCTTGTAATAGTTTGGACATACTATCAGTCTGTCCACCAGCATCGTCTGTATCTAAAAACCTAGATGGAGGATCCATCATAAATACTCGGTCATGATATATAACAGAAGCAACAGCGTTTATAGCCCATACTTCGTCAAAATGTGATCCATGTGATTTTGCTAAATTATAGTCAAACCAGCTTTTGCCCATGCCGACAATAGCTACGGTTTTACCTTCAAGTTTCTTGATTGGTTTCATATCTTCTCCTTTTTTGTAAGTTTAAGTAACTTGCGTTCTTAACGAATCATATCTGTATTCGTCTTGACGTCCTCTAGCTTCAGCTAGATTTTTCAATCTTGAAACCTCTTGATTGAATCTGTTTTCATATAAGGCCATCATATCTTGTTCGCCTTTCATAAAAGTATAAGCTTCTACTAAACAACCGTATAATAAAGCATTTCTCGCATTTTGAGAAATCCAAGTACCAGATGTTTGACTGGTCAAACTTGCTGGCTCATATAAATAATGTAACTCTACGTTGTAATCTTGATCGGGAACAGGTGAAACAATAAGAGTAGATCCGTTGTCTGACCCTGTTGATAATTCTTTATCAAAGTCTGCGTAATATTGCGGAAGTCCTCTAGCATTTGTATCTGTAGGATCTGGCGCATATTCACGCATAA